CAAGCGATGCAAGCGCGTATAGCATGAGTTGGTAGTTGGGCTCAACGCTAACTTGGACTTCGGAATCCTCAATCCACGCATCCATAACAAACGGCGAATCCGGCCGAGCATGCGTCCACGCATAGACTTTCTCCCCTTGACCAAATTTTAAGTCTTCCACCACACCATACGGGTAGCGCTCATATTTACTTTTGGTTGCTACCCCGATGATAGCATCACTGGTGCCGTAGTTTGACTCATCAAACCCCTCGACGCCATCGAGCGTTACCCGCTGTTCAACCATCAAATAGCCGCCGATCGCGCGCCGCTGCACGTCATCGACGTAGGTTTGCACATGGCCGGCAAACTCTTCAGTGATTTCAAACTCGCGCGTTCCGCCGCGGATGACTTTGCCGATCCAATCCTCGGCCGTCATGCCGCTTTTGGACTTGAGCAAGAGTGCGGCTAGCTTGTGAGCGGCCGTGCCTTCATCGGCGTACTCGCCAGCGTCGACGCCCTCGGCCGTATTCTCGGGGTACGCCATCGAGCCGGGGCACGGTATCCAACGCGGGGACGCCGAAAAGGCGAAGACAGAGTGCTCACTCATTAATAGCCCCGAGGACCGGCCGCGTGCTTGGCGAAACGCTTGACGAGTTTGGTACCTGCCGGATTACGCTTAGGAAAATTACTTTCGTCGGCAATCGCTCGGGCAATGCGATTTCTTCCATAGTAATCGGCTTGGGGATTTCAGTGCGAACGGTTTTAAGCACTTTAGAAAATAATGCTCTTGCACGTTGAAATAAATTCATGGTTGCCTCTTATTTCTCACGGAGCCCGCCAGCTTGATTGCTGGCGGGGCTGTCTCCGCTTTCCCTATCACAGGCGACAGCATCGCCTACAGGTACTCAAGCGCTCATTAAGATGTCTTCGGCTTCCTGCTTGACGACGGCGTAATTGTCCGCCGACAAGGACGACAGACTTGTGGCGCCGTACTTCTTGAACAACCCCAGTGCCTTGGGCCGCAAGTTGGCGTTGAGCAACGCCTCAATGGCTTCACCTACTTGCTCCTTGGTCACTTCCGTCTCATCGGGCGCATCCTCTTCGGCTGGCGGCGCTACGGGCTTCGCTGGCTTTGCCGGTTTGGGGGGAGCCTTGGCCGCTACCGGTTTGGTAGGTTTTGCCGTTTCTTCTGCGGCGCCTGTAATAAAGGCGTGAAACGCTTCAGCCGTAATCAATGTACCGCCTGGATCGGCTGACCCATGATGTACGGCTGCCGCGTGGGCCAAGGCTGCCGCTCTGCTTGCTTCTGACATGTAAACTCCTGATCGATTGTTGGGTTTTGAAAAGATACCACTTGCTAACTCATTAAGTCAATATCGTCGTCGTTTCCTCCTGTAATGTGCTCCATCACTTGTCTACCGGATGCCGTCAACCATTTATCGTGATTCCTGATAATCACCGCTCGATAGAACTTTTTTCCGTCCCGGTACCGCTTTGCTTTCCCGTTAAAAGGAGGTTTTGCGAGTAGTTTTCCTACCCGTGTCAAGGTAGGGCGCGCTACCGAATTTTTATGGACATAGCGGTGCACTTCTCCTACTAAAACCACATCGCGGGCAAAAAATTCTGCTTGTTCTTCCAGCAATAATTCCAATAACTCCATGTCTGCCGGCATTGACGCTCTGACCATTTCATGCTTAGCCTCTGTCATCGGAGCGCCACTTGCGGGGAAGAAGCCGGTTAAATCAACGTGCAAAAAGTAGTGTCGCAACACGGCCGCGGCTCTTGGCAATAACAGAAACTGATAGTAAATCCATTGGCGCTCGGCTTCTGTATATTCGGGGGCTTTCATTTCGTGAATGCCCCACCGCTTATCGTTATTGCTGATCGCGGCCGCATCCTCTTCGTTGCTCGATGCCGTCACAAAAAAGTGATTTGGCATCTCATACGCGCGGCTGCCTTTCGGGTGCAATTGAATCATGTCATCCGCGATATAGGCTTTGAGTTTGTTATGAATCATGGCGCGCTCGCCGCGCGTCCCGGCTCGAAACTCCGTCAAGTTTACATGCCAGGCGCCTTGTAGATAATCGTTAAACGCGCTGTTGAGCGTATCGTACCCCACATCCACCGAAAACTCGCGCCCCACGAGCAGCGCCGGAATGGTTTTTAAGAGCGTACTTTTGCCATTGCGCTCAGTTTCCGACCACAATAACGGCGCGGTTTTGATCTTGATTGCAGGGTGCTGCACGATGTGCCCCAAATACTGTTTGAGCCACGTTCGGTAATGATCCTCATCGATCCGCGCAAACAGCCATTCTATTTTTTCTAATTCTAAAAGCGTGGGCTCCAGCGGTTGTGGCAATCGGTTGCGATAAAGATTTGCGAATGTGTCATCTCCTACTTTGAACAAGGCGCTTTCACCCGGATGGAACCCTAAACCTTCGACCATACGTTTTGTAGTTGACTGCTTCAACACATACGCGGGGTTAATTCGTTTGCCGTTTTTACGCGGCATCATAAAAGTGAATTGATGCTCCAGTGCCGAATCGCTGCCGATGAGTTGGTGGCGCGTCGTGTCGAAATACTTCTCAGAAGCCAGCACATACACTACTCGTTTTTCAAGAGCGGCAAAGGATTCGGCCTTTTGCTGTCTTGCTGCTTTGGGCGGCTCGGGGGCAATCGTTTCAAACTCATCGGCCTCGGCGGGGAGCTCGTTATCGAGCGTCGCGATGACTTTGCCTTTGGGACTGGAGAACGAGACCCAATGCACGCGGCAGGTTCGATCGCCTTGGTAGGCGGGCAAGGTGGGGTTGCTGAACTGCTGGCGGGTCGCTTTCGAGGACCAATGATCCCAGAGCGCGAGCCCCTCACTTGCGCCTTGAGTAGCATGGTGCAATTTCATGCCGACTTTGAGCCAGGCGTCGTAAGGTAAATTCGGATCTTGAGCCGAGAGCCATTGGTGCAGTGCATTAAGGGCGACGTCGACATGCCCGCCGTTGGTAGGCTGCGGCGCGGGGCTGTCGGCCAATAAATCGAGCCACGCGGCCTTGAGGGTCGCCGGAATTGGCGGCACGCGGCCCCAATCTCCGAGCAACGGCTCATCAAACACCCAAACATAGGGCTTCTTCGTGTCTGGATGAACGGAGGGCGGCAGAACATCTTGCACCGACTTGCCCCCTGCGGTTGCGCAGCGCAGTTCTACGCCGCTCCCTGGCGGTTTAATGGTGCGTAAGGGGGTCTTCAGCCGATAAAGCAGTTTGGCCCGCCCCACGCGCCCCGAGCTGATCTGCACGCGATCCTTGGCGTTTAGCAGCCCATCGATATCGACCCCGCGCTCAGCCAGCCAGAGCCGTGCGGCCGGCAAGTCATCGACATCGAGCGCGCAGGTTCCGGATTGAACGTGAAGCAAGCCGGCGCCGTCAATCCCGCCAGCGGTTTCAAGATCGATCGGGCGCTCATTCCAACGCGGATAGTCGGGCGCTTTGGCGCCTTTGGGGATGATGCATAGCGCCCAACGATGTTGGACGTACTGCTGGAATGGCCCCACGGGATCGAGCGGCTTACAGTTTCCGAGCGATCGGGCACACGCCGCACGCGGGGCACAGCGCCCGCTGATCCAGATACAGCGCGCGTACTCCCAGCGTCTTACTCGCAGCGGCGAGCCGCTGGCCCATCTCGGCCGATACAGAGCGCCGGCCGGCCGCGATATGTCTTAGGTGGGGTACGGAAGTCTTGGCGGCTTTCGCAAACTGCCTGGCTTGGGTCGGGGTCGCGATATCCAGCCATTGGCGCACGGCATTGGAGGGCATGGGAGAATCCTTGTCGTTTTAGGGAATCAAACGCTACCACTAGCGCAACAGTGGGTCAATTTCTTCAAATTCGTTTGCATCCGCAGCGGGGCTATTGATCTTTGCCGTATGTTCAATACTCGATTGCTTTGACAAATGCCAGTACCCGCACGCGCATTCATACGGGTGCTGGTTCCATCTGGCAGCATCGTGATGAGTGTGAGCAAGATTGGAGTACTTGCGTTTTGCTGGTGTTGGGCATATCGGCGGAACATATTCGTCTGTGGGCTCTGCACGTTCCTGGCGATTCAAGATATCGTTGCGGATGTTCATGAGTTCCGTGACGACGGGCGTGTACTCAGGCGCTTCATTGAGCCAGCAACGGATCATGTAGGCAACTGCCGCAACAGCCTCAGGGCTCATCTTCTCATGCCCCGCACAAAACGGGCATTGAATGAAGCCGTTCATTCAGACTCCATATAGATTCCTCGCGTTGACTTCATCCGGGCGCAATTCGCGCGATGGGATGCCTTTGATCATCCGCTGTTCGCGCTCGCAAACGACAACCCAAGAATAGTACTTCGTCAATGACGGATGTGGCCGCAGCTTTGGGTAGATGCCGTGGCAATCCTCAATCAAGTAAATGCCTTTGCAAATCGGCCACAGGTTTTGGAAGGCTGTTTCTTGATCCTCGATCCGATGCGAACCATCGTCAATGATGATATCGAACGGGTCCAGAGACCCAAGTGCGGGGTTTTTCTGATCGGCAATCAGGATACCGATTTGTTCCTCTTCGTACTCTTTGCAGCGCGGATCGATATCAACGCCGATAATGGTTGCGCGCTTGCCAAAGTAGGCTTTCCAGAGCTGTAGCGAGCCGCCATGATCCACGCCGATTTCGAGCACGCGCACCGGTTTGTCTCGATAGCGCGCGAAATGCGTTTCGTAGATCGCGAAATAATGACGCCATTTGTCGATCTGGCGCCCGGTATGGTTTTGAAACGTGCCCCAGACGGTCATCGCGTCACAATGCTTGCGCTGACGGCGATCAAGACGGCGATAAAGAATGCGACTCGGATGATTCGATCGAACATGGTACGCTCCTTAAAAATGTCCGGGCCACGGGCGCCCGGACAACGCGGGGTTACGCCGCACCATCGGTCGCAACGGCGTAGCCTTCAGGCTCGAAGTAAATACCCTTCAGATAGTAGCGCGTATCCTTGACCGCTGCGAAACGCAGTAGTGCTTTCAATTTGCCAGTTTGAATTAAAGTCGTCATGTGGGGGTCCTTAGTTGTTAGCGAATGCTACTCATTCCAAGCTGGAGTGTCAAATCCCGCATGCAGCGCATACAACGCGCTCCAGGCAGCCATGAAACTCGAACAGGATATGAGCGGTCGGGAATTGGAAAAGATAGTCCAATAGCCTTTGTAGTGGCGTAAGGTCATACGCCCATCCTTTCGAGCGCTTTGTACGCGCCCGTCGATGTGCTGTCAGGATGTTCCTTGGCGTATTCAGCCGATGCGTTGGCTAATTCGCCTGGTTGCGCGATTGCATAACAGCCGGTTGCAGCGTCGAAAAACTGTAGTTGCCTGGTATCTTTGGGCTGAGCGCTCACGAGCGCACCGCAATACTGGCGCTCACAGTCAGCAACACGGCGAAGAGAAAAATCAAACGAATGATTCTGTCAACCATGATTACGCCGCCTTTAGTAGTTCAACGAGCTTATCAGCCATCCGAACGTATGCCGACCGCGCCGCCCGCGCCGCCGACTCCGCCGCCCGCGCCGCCGACCACGTCGACCGCGCCGCCGACCCCGCCGACTCCGCCGCCCGCGCCGCCGACCACGTCGACCGCGCCGCCGACTCCGCCGCCCGCGCCGCCGACCACGCCGCCGACCCCGCCGACCACGTCGACCGCGCCGCCGACCACGCCGCCGACTCCGCCGCCCGCGCCGCCGACCACGCCGCCGACCGCGCCGCCGACTCCGCCGACTGATCTACAGCCAAGCCTTTCGTCAACGGCAGTAGTACGTCAGCGCATTGCTTGATAGCTACAGACACCAATGGGTGATCGCGGCCCGCTAATTCTTCCGTCAACAGCCAATGCAAAAACTTCCAGTGAACGGTCGATAAATCTGCACCTGGTTTGATTGCGGCGAGAAACCGCGCAGGGAACGTTTTGGCCGCACCATTCGACTGGCCTTCAAATAGCGTATCTTCTAATCGCGCCAACGCTAGCGGGATTCCTAGTTCAGTTTCATAAGCCGAATGGCTAGAAGAGTGAATGGTGCATCCCACGGCGCAGCCTTTACCTTCTTCCCAGTACTTGCCGTGAACGATTTCATCCGCTTTGGCATGCGCGCGGACGCGGGCCAAGTACTTGCGCTTGATTTTCGGATCGTTATGGAATGCGAGCATGACAGGGGTTCCTTTTGAATGTGGTTATCAGATGCTATCAAAGTCGGCGTAGATTGCATAGAGGGTGCTCCATGCCGCCATGAATGAGGTACAGGACACGATGGGGACAGGGCCGTCGAAGATCGTCCAATAGCCTTTGTAGTGGCGTAAGGTCATACGCCCATCCTTTCGAGCGCTTTGTACGCGCCCGTCGATGTGCTGTCAGGATGTTCCTTGGCGTATTCAGCCGATGCCCATAGCAATCGCGGGTAGCGCTTCAGACCGGTAGCGGCGCATGCCGTGCGCGAGATGTGCCACAGTTCTGACAGTCGCGATTCGAGATAGGTATGGTTGCCAATTGTCAGTTGCGGCTGTTTGCGATCCATCAACAGGGCGTCCGCTTGATCGAGTAGCGATAGGCTCATGATATGCCCTCCTCATGCGCGGCGTTCGCCGCCTCGCACAGCCAAGACAGGTTGTATTGATCCGGTATCTGATCGATTGCTCTATACGCCGAAGCGCTTGGGCTCCGTGCGATAATCACGTAGTCCGCGTCTACAATGCACAGCTGCTCGCCGTGTGAATCCTGATCAGGCTCAACGTGTAACGGGAACTTCATGATTGCACCGCGCACGCATTGAGAAAGCGCTGGCGATCAAAGCGCGGATTATCGCGTGCCAGCATATCGGCCAGTTTGAACGTCAGCGTATCGATCGCGTAGACGGGCTCTTCGTAATCGCGTACCGCGACGCGCGACTCAGCGCATACGCGCGCAATGGCAATGTAGTCTTTTCTGGTCATGGCTCTTTACTCCTAATGGCGCGAATTGCACCCCATAACGGCCGCGTGATCGCAGCCGCTACAGGGTGAAATTTACGCTCGGTTGCGTTCCATTTCCTCGCGCCATACCGCGTCTGCGGCTAACTTGACAGTCAGCGCCGCGTTGACGCCTTTGTCGGTGTGCGCGTAGGCGTAGCGCATGTCGCACGCCTTTGTGCCATACACGCGGCAGAGCTCGACGGTGAAAGCGTTGTCGGCATTGATGGCCGCTTCGTAGAGTTTGAAGTTTGTCATGATTGCACCTCACCATAGGCGATTGCGAACAGCGGTTCACGCGTACCGCGTGCAATCACTACAATGTTGTATTGGTCGTCTTCAATCGCGACACGGCCAGCGCTCGAATGCGTGATGTAGCCTTCTGCGCGCATGTAGCGAAGGATTGCGCGAGGGCTGCGGTCACAGACCGATACGTGACACGCGCCTACCTTGTGCCAGTTATTCCATTGCCAGCCACCACCATCACGCCATGCGTCGATTGACAGAATTGAAACAGTTTGCGGTTCATTCATGGCTCTTTACTCCTAAATAATGTGAGACAATTCGAGACAATGCCAAGGTAACACAGTCTCAAATTGTGTCAAGTTTTATTTTCACAAAAGAAGCGGATCGGTCGATTGCGTCTCATGACGGTAAACCGTAATAGATTGCTTTGAGCGCTTGGAGCTTGGCGTAGCCTTCCGGCCAATTGCTGCGCAGCGTCGGCCAGTCCCAGCCAAACGCGCCACCACCGTCAAATGCGCGCTTGTAGGCGCGAAGGATCGCCGAGTATTGGCGATTCGCTCCACGCTTGCTACGCGGTTCGCTATTGGCAATGGCGGGCATCATGATTGCACCAGTTCGGTCGGATATTCATATGGCGCCGATAGCGTCTGTTCAAACACTTCGGCAATGTAGTCTTTGATATCGCGCACATTGCGGCCGGACACGCGAATATCGAAGCCACCAATGAATGACGGGGTAATCGTGACCACATGCTCGGACCAACCACAATATCCGCCATGCTCGTCCATGTGGTGAAATGAAGTGTTAATCACGATGCGCGAATCGGTGCACGCGTCGATATCGACATGCGAGTCGCTGTCGAAGCCTGAACCGCTCGGCAATACGTGCTTGTCAATGTGTTCGATGCGATCGGACCAGCGCTCAAACCATTCGCGATGCGTGTCTAGCGTCTTGGCGCAATGGCGCCGAGCCTGCAGAATGTTGGCAAGCTCCTCATATAGCTTTTTAGTCATGGCTCTTTACTCCTAATGTTGAAACAATTCGAGACAATGCCAAAGTAACACAGTCTCACGTTGTGTCAAGTTTTATTTTCACAATAGTAGCGGATCTGTCGATTGTGTCTCACTTTCGACCGTTTTAAGCGCGCGATAGAGCCGCGCACGCGAGCCACCGACCACTAACAGCACATCGGCCGGCTTGAGGCCGGTGTCGATGAGCGCATGGGCTTTTAGCCCGTCCAGGCGAAGCTGCTGGCGTTGAATTTTGCGGCGATGCATCATATTTACCCCTAAGCTGTTGAATACTAATGTATATCACGGATTGTGAGTAAAAGCAAGAAATGTTGAGAATAGCTAGTTGTGCATATGTGCATACATGTGCAGCGTAACTGAGTATCAGTCTCCCCGCCAGGATTATTAGGCTCCCTATTTTTATATATATATATATATACACTAGGAACACTAGGAACATGAACATTCTTTTCCCCGGGAAATACAGGTGTTCCTACTTCGACCGTCTTAAAATTATCGACTAGGCACAACAGGCACAGCCGCGCCAGGCGTATGGCGATCTCATAACATCGCATGTTGTCTCGCATCGTCTTGTTTGTTGCAGCGCAAGAGAGTTTGTTGCATCGCGGCATTGATGACGGCCGCCGATTTTTAGAAATGAGGGAAGGCCCCGGGGGAGCCCCTTTCGAGGAGGTAGGCTTCTGGCGGCGAGCGGCCGCTTTGTTGCAAGCGCCACCAGCAAATAGTTAAGACGTACAGAGACAATCTAAGACGCTACCGCTGCCCCCTCTTTTCCGGTACCTTGATACCTATGGCAAACGAAGACGACGCCGATATATCTGAATTAGCCAGAAGCCACGCGCCCCGGGCGATCGAGTTGCTGGCTGATGCGATGGAGGTGGCCGAGACGGACAAGGATCGCATTCGCGCAGCCGAAGCGATCCTGGACCGGGGGTATGGGAAGCCTTCTCAGGCGATCATCGCGATTCCCGCGACCCGCCGCCAGGCCCTCGCCGCCGCGGCGTTCAACGATGATCAGTTGGTGGCCATCATCGAGCGCAAGGCGCTGCCTAAGTTGGCCCCCTCGCAGCCGATGGTCACGATTGGCGCCAAGCCTCGCGGCTTCTATGCCTCGCACGGCCCCGCCGAGTCGTTTCCTGATTTAGATCCGCTGCTCAAGTGAACCAAACCCTCTCGCCCGAGTTTGCGGCACAGGAATATCTAAGACGAACCCGCGCCCGCGCATCCCTGCTAGAGTATTCCCAAGCGATTGATATTCCAGGCGTGCCGTTGCTCGACACCCCGGATGAAGCCGAAGATATCGAGATTGGCGAAACCATCATCGAGGGCGCGGGCAGGCTCAAGAATCGGTTTGAGGAAACACCGACCGTTTACGAGCCGGTCGAGCTGCGTCTGGCCGTGCACCACGCCTTGATGATGCAGAAGATTCAAAAGTGCATCGAGACCAAGCGCGGCCGGCAAATTATTTTGGCGCCCCCCGGCTCGGCCAAGTCGACCTATGTCAGTGTCGTCGGCTCCAGTTGGGCGATGGGGCGCAAAAAGAACACGCAAGTCATTCTCGGCTCCTATGCGACCGGCATTGCCGCCAAGCAATCGCGCAAAGTCAGGGCCATCGTGCGCGATCCGCGCTGGAGCGCCATTTGGCCTTCTCGTCCGACGCTTGCCGATGATCAACGCGCGATCGATGATTGGTCCTTGACCAATGGCTCCTCGATGATGGCGGCAGGGATGCTCGCCGGCATCACCGGTAATCGATGCGATCTGTTGCTACTCGATGATCCGGTGGCGAATCGCGAGCAAGCGGACTCCGCCACCATCCGCGAGAAGATCTATTCAGAATACATCGATACTGCGATGACGCGCGCGAAGCCGTGGATGTCTGTGGTACTGGTAATGACTCGTTGGCACGAAGAGGACTTGGTCGGCCTGATTCTCCCCGAGAACTACGAAGGCGAGTCGGGCCTGATCCACTGCCGCGACGGCCAGTATTGGGACGTACTGTGTATTCCGGCCGAGTGCGAGCGCGAAGATGACGTGCTTAATCGTAAGATCGGAGAGTTTCTCTGGCCTGAGTTCTGGCCGCGCGAGCATTGGTCAGTGTGGCGGGACAACCCGCGTGCCGCGCGCACCTGGGCCGCGCTCTTTCAACAGCGCCCCGCGCCCTATGGGGGTATCCATTTCAATCGCGAGATGTTTCAGTACTACAATGCCGATTTGCCCCGGAGCGATGCATGATCACTACTAAAAGCTACGCTTACAAAGTGCTACTATTCATGGATCTATTTGTCTGCGCCTTGGTGTTTCGCGATCCTGACGTGACGATATCTTCGGAAGTCGGCTTGGCGATGCAGCGCGCGATACCGCCGTGGTGGGCGACTTTCACCAATTCGTTTCTTAATCTGATCAGAAAAGGCCATTGCCAACTGGCGATCGGCGAGGACATCGAGCGGGCGCAAGTTGCGATCAAATACCTGCAGACGAAACAAGTGTGAGCTACGCGTATCTGCTGCCATATGAGGATAAAGCACTACCGCTCTCCTTGCGCATGTACGGGGCCTCGGACTACGCGACGATGGAGATCCAGCACGGCAAGCGTGAACCGGATTTCACCGAGCACGGGGTTTGGGGCGTCGATCGGGTGGGGGATCTGTGGTTCACCGACTGGTTTTTTAAGCAGTGCGAAACGGATGTCGGCATTGCGCAGTTCATTCGCTTGGTGGGGCTCTACAAACCGGTTCGATGGGCGAATGAAGGCGGTCTGATCGATAAGGCGATCGGCCCTGCGATTCGCAGCGCCATGCAGCATGCGCAAAAGTTCACCGCAATCGAGATGCTGCCTTCGCTCGATGACAAATCGATCAAGCTGCAGGCGTTCCATGCGCGGGCGACCGCTCGAACGGTTCACTTTCCGTTGCGGCGTGCCTGGACCGATCATGTGGTTGATCAACTGTGCAAGTTCCCCGGGGGCAAGCACGATGATGCCTGCGATGTGTGCGGGCTCGCGGGGCGGTTGGTTGATAAAATGATGGACGCGCGTATAGTATCGGCGGAAGCTAAGCCCTTACTCATCCCGTTCACGGAAAAATGGATCGAGTATAACGATCGCGAGACGAAGCCGAAGGTTCGCTATTTCTAGGAGGTACGGTGGCGCAAGTCAACTCAGAACCCGGCAAGAATCAGATCTTCGCCAACGTCACAGTATCTTCAGCGGTGGCTGAAGTGGGCACCACGGACACCAAGGTCAAAGCAGCCGCTATCATCGTCCCTTACAGTCAAATCGAACCAGGCACGACGAACGATCCTGCCTTGAAGCCCAAAAGGAGTTAGCATGGCACAAGTCAATTCGGAGCCTGGCAAGAATCAGACTTCTGCCAATGTCGCGGTGCCCCCTGATGTCCCTGAATACGGGGCGTCCGCTTCCCGCGCATCAGCCACGGCTACCATCGTGCCGTATATGCAGCATGAACCAGGCACGACCAGTGATATCGTGCTCAGACCGAAGAGGAGTTAAGACATGGCCGCACAAACAGGACTCGGCAGCTCCCCAGGAGTTCCCACCAATCTGCCCACGGTGACGGCGCAGCTCACGACGCAGACCAATACGTCGGTGCTGGGGGCCACGGGGCTTAATTCCGTGGTTCAGGCCGAACAGGCGCTTGCTGTCGCCGGTCCCAATTACTATTCGCCTGGGCAGCAAAACATCGGCGCTCCTGCAGGCGGGGGGCCGTAATTTGTGGCTCAAAGTTCGCCTGGCGTGCCGAATGTGCTACCGACGGTGGCGGCTTCATCGGCTACCCCCATCCTCACCGGCCCTCCGCTGACGGTCGGCGTTACGACCAACAGCAACGTCTTTGCGACAGGCCAGACGAATGTATGGCCCGCGGTGCTGACTGAACGGGGGGTTGTCGTGACGCCGTTCAAGTACTCCACTCCGATTGTGTTACCCAACCAAGCAGGGCTCTTCCCATGAAACACTCGCGTCCTGGGTTTGCCGTTCGGTATAGCGATCAAGCGATTGCGAAACTGAATGACGATATGATTCCGGCAATCAATCGCAAGCAGGCGGCGCCCAATACGAATTTAAAAGAAGGCTCGCTCGATGAGCGCACGGCCGCGGCAATGGCGAAGCTCGCGAAAGAGCACCCCGCGCCCAATATTCTGGTCAACCCCAGCCCGACCGAACCGCCCAAAGTGTTGGAGCCAGGAAAATAGTCCATGTCTACATCGGGCGGTTCCACCAGCATCAGCGGCGGTACGGCCGGCATCTTGAAAGATCCGCGTCAGGACGTGGAAGGCAAAGACGAGGGTGTGGATCAACCGGAAGCCGAAACGGAGGACGAGCAAGAAGAATTGCTGGTTGAGAAAAAGTGGAAGGAGTATGACGACGCCCGCAAGTTCGATGAAAACTTTCGCAAGCAAGTGGCTATCGATCGTAGGTACGCTGCTGGCACAAGTGATCTGTCTTGGGCTGTTACTACCAATCTTATTGGTGCTTTCATCGATATATTGGTCGCGCTACTGTATGCGCGTAATCCGGATGTATCTGTACGCAAAGCTCCCCAGGTTGATGAGTCGAATACGTACCAGATTCAAACCTTCGCCCGCACCTTAGAAATCGTTATCTCCAGTCTGTGGCGCAAGGGCAATTTGAAAAAGCCCGCGCGCAAAGGCGTGCGCTCTGTGCTCTCCAATGGTGAGGGCTGGTTCAAGGCGACGATGGTGTCTGAGAAGCGCCCTATGCCGGAAGTCGAACGAGCCTTGAACGATGCACAGGAAACCCACGAGCGCATCATCGCGCAGCAAAAGTTACTGGAAGATCCGGGAGACCGTGACCCTGAAACACTGGAGGCCGAGAAGGCGGAGAAAGAAGCGCTGATCGAGGAGCTTGAAGAAAAGCTGGAAGTGGCGGTCATCAAGATGTTCGTCATCGACTATGTCGAAACGGAGAACATGCAAGTTTCGACCGACATCAACTGCATCGAGAACTACACGGATGCGGATTGGATCGCGAACGAACTGTACTTGACCAAAGACGATGCGCTATCGCGTTTCCCGCGGCTCAAGCCCGAAGACATCAAATCGGCCAAGGCGTATTTTCAGCGGGCGCCGAAAGAATTGACGACGCGCGAGACGGACAACATTTTGCCGCAGGGCACAATGACAGCGGAGAGTGCGCAGGCGTATACCACTCAGACGAGTGCTACTGAATCTCCGATGTTTCTACGGGCGGTCGAAATTTGGGATCGGCGTGATAAACAGATTCGCACCATCATCGATGGGGTGAAGAAGTGGGCCAAAAAGCCGTATCCGCCTCCTTATCCGACCAGTCGGTTCTATCCTTATTTCTACTTCGCATTTTACGAAGTCGACGGTCAGCGGCACGCCCAATCTCTGTCCTGGCGCCTCTACAAATTGCAGGACGAGTACAGCTCATCGAGGTCAAACTTCCGCCTTACCCGGGAGAGGAGTATTCCTGGCGTCTTGTTCAACGCGACTATGTTGGACGAGGTGGAAGCGAAGAAATTGGTGGAATCCAAGAGTCAAGAGTTCACGGCGTTGAGGCCGAGCGACCCCGCTATACCCCTCGCAAACATGTTCGCCGCAAAGCCCGTGCCCGCGATTGATATGAGGCTCTATGATCCTACACTTATCCTCAACGACATGGAGCGCATCAGCGGTGTACAGGAAGCCTTGTCCGCTGCGATCAACTCTCCGGGTAATCCGAAAACTGCTACTGAAGCCAACATCCAGCAAAGCGGAACGCAAGCTCGGACGACTTCTGACCGGGATAACCTGGAGGGAATGCTCACCGACATGGCACAGTACACGGCGGAGCAAGCGCTACAATGTCTCGAAACACGAGATGTACAACGGCTGGCTGGCAAGGCGGCGTATTGGCCTTCGGGTATGGATATCGAGGACTTGTTTACCCTAGTCGAGGTTACCATCGAGGCGGGGTCCACGGGCAAGCCGCGGCAAGCGACCGACATGCAAGCGTGGGGCACGATCTTGCCGCTGATCCAAAAATCGCTTCAGACGATCGAACAAGCCTTTGCATCCGGCAACACGCCGATGGCGAATGCTGAGATCGAACTGGTCAAGGAAACCATGCTGCGCTTGGGCGATGAAAGCGATGTCGAGCGGTTCATTCCCCGTAAGCCCCCGCCAGGCTCCCCGGGCGCGGGCGGACCGCCCCCGGCGATCACGCCGCAAGTCTCGGTCAGCATCAAAGGCGTCATCGATTCATCGACCGCTCAGCAGCTCGTGCAGCCCGCGTTGACGCGCGATGCCGCGAGCGCGCCGCCCCCAACCCCCGCTCCTGGTGGCCAACCGGCCCCAGGTCAACCACCACCGTTATCCCCGGCTGGAGCGTCCGCGCCGCCGCCAGGGGCGGGGCCTTGATATAACACGACAGGAAGCCCCCACATGGCCGAAAAAACAGCAATGGAAGAAATGGACGAAGCACTTGGCGATGTCGTCGAAGAGCCGGCGTCAGAATTAGAAACGCCTGAAGGCGAAGAGGCGCCAGAGGAAACGTCTGAAGAAACACCGGAAGGGGAGGAGACGCCTGAAGAGGAAGAAGGCGAAGAGGAACGCGGTCCTAATGGCGAGCGCGAACGCAATCCGGACGGTACGTGGAAAGCAGCGCCGAAGCTCGATGAGAAAGGCAAGCCGATTGCGGAGCCTAAAAAGCCGGACCCACTCAATGATCCGATTCCGAAGGAGCTGAAGAAAGACACCCAGGAGCGCATCCGCACGCTGATCGATACCGCCAAGACGGTGACGGCCGAGCGCGATGAGTTGAAAACCAATTTTGACTTCATGGTGAACGGCATTCAAGCCACGGGCGCAACGCCTGCGCAGTATGGCGAGACGCTCTCATGGCTCGCGCTTTTCAACAGTGGCGACCCGAAGCAGCAGGAGAAAGCCCTTGAGCTGGTTGAAAACGTTGCCGAACGACTCGCTACCCTTCTCGGAAAAGAACGCGCTATTGGCGATCCGTTGGGGGCTCATGCGGATCTCAAAGAGGCGGTGCGAACTGGAAAGCTCACTCCAGAGTTTGCAAAAGAAATTGCACGAACTCGTAACGGCCAGCAATTCCGCACGGAACTCACCACGAGCGCGACTCAGGAGCAGCAGCGCCAGCAGCAAGCGCAGCGTGAAGAGGCGGATGGGCGCAAAGCGCTTACCGAGCTAGAACAAACGCTGATCGCAAGTGATCCTGATTACGCGCGCAAGAAGGCAATTCTGGTTCCGGCGTTGAAGCCTTTGATGTTGACGGTCCCGTGGCCGCAGCGGAAGGATAAATTCTTGGAGGCATATAAAAACTTGAAGCTCCCGAAAGCCGCGCCCAAGAAAGAGATACCGGCGAACCAGCCGCTACGGGCGGGCAAGCAGCCGGCCGGGGGGCAGACTCGGGCGCCTGCGAATGCGTTGGAAGCGATGAATGCAGCCCTCTCAGGAATGAACAAATGAAAAACTACAGCAAGGTTTTAATTGCAACGCCAATCAGGGGCAACACCACCATCACGCTCTACACGGCCGGCATGCTGGCCTCCACCGGTTTGCACGGCGGCTGGCTCCCCTTGGCAGGGCAGTCGGATATTTACGTCGCGCGCAACGTCTTGGCGAATGAATTTTTGCGCCGTACCGAATACGATACGATGATCTGTATCGACAGCGATATGGGGTTTTCGCGCACCGATCTGCAAAACCTGATCGATACGGAGGAACCTTTCGTCAGCGGGTTGTATACGGATAAGTGCCAGCCGCCGATGCCGTTCTGTCGCGATAATGCCGGCATGCAGGTGCCGCTGGAGGACATCCCGCGGCAGGGGATGCTCAAGGCGCGGTTTGTTCCGGGCGGCTTTTTGAAGATCGATCGCACGGTGCTACAAACGCTGATTGACAAAAAGTTGGTGGCTTCTTATGGAAAAGGTACTTTTTATCATTTCTTTTTTGGTCGCATTGCGCTCGATAATCTACTCTCAGAGGACTACTCCTTTTCAGATTTAGTTTATAGCGCCGGCATTCAGCCGTGGATCAATTGCGGTATTCGCTTGAGCCACGATGGCCGCACGTTGGACCCGCAACCGCCGCAGCCTAAGACAGATACCATAACGACGGAAACAATTGCGTTGCCGCCGCCTGCGAGTTTGAACGGAGCGAGCGCGCATGCAGACGCTTGAAGAAAAACGCGCACGTAATCGTGCATACAACCGCAAACGTTACGCAGCGAATCCGGCAAAAGTGCTTGCTAGTAATCGTAAATGGGCCGTAGCTAACCCAGAAAATATGCGCGCGAACGGTCGCAGATATTATGCAGCAAACAAAGAAAAGGAGCGCGATAGGAAGCACGAGGCTTATGCGGCAAACCCAAAGAAGTATCTTGCACGCGCTAAAAAATGGCATGCAGCAAACTTAGATAGATCACGTGCGAAGCGTCGCAAGCGTCAAGGGTTGCCCCTTCCGACACGGCCGATGCCTGAATTGTGCGAGATGAATTGCGGACGTAAGGCGGTACATCTTGACCACTGCCATATTACGGGTGTTTTTCGCGGCTGGCTTTGTTACGGATGTAATTTAGGCTTGGGGGCGCTTGGTGATACAGCGGAAAGTTTGCGTAATGGCCTTGATTACTTAGCTCGGGTTGGGGTATGAAAAATCTGTCAATTTGTATCCCGACATACGGCAGAGACCCATGGCTGGCCTGGACGCTAGAACGAACGGCTGCCGATTTTCCTGATGCGAAGCTCATAGTATCTGATAACGGTAGAAGTGAGATCACATTGCCACCTGGAACTCGGTACATTCGTCAAGCAGGTAACGTAGCGCAGGGGGGCATCGGCCCCTTCCCCAATATGCGTGCTGCGCTCCTGGCGTCTCACACTAAGTATTGCATGTACTTGGGCGATGATGACTATCTGTTGCCTGGCGAAGTAGCCAAGGGCGTGGACTTTCTCGACCATCACCCGGACGTACTCGCTTACTTTGCCCCGTGCCAGCTCTATGATGAAGTCGAGCAGAAACCCGCATGGGATGCGTTCTACGTAGCAGAAGATGAAACCTTCACGCGGGCCGACACGCTTTGGAATTTTGTGATGCATAAGCACGTCTGGCCCGAGCATGCGATTTATCGCCGGGATCGGCTCGATGAAATCATGCAGCCGCGCGTTAATGCCTATTGGTGCTTCGTGGATCTGGCGAATGCGGCGCTGCGCGGTCCTGTTCATTTTGCGAAGACGCCTTACTATCGCAATCTGACCCAGCACCCCATCGGCCCGCGCGTTAAGTTAGGCGATCAGCAGTGTTTGACGGATTTTGATGCGTATCGCGCAGGGCTTGAAGTGTTAGCACATGATCTCTTCCCGCAAGCGGGCACCGACTTGGATTTGAAGAAAAATTTGAACGAGATGATCCGGCAATTCATCTGGTCGCGCTATGAAGTGGCTTCACGCATCCTGACTGCGCAGGGTAGACTGCCTGAAGCGGATGTGCTAAAGAAGCGCATGGCGATGACCGGCTACTAGGAGAAACCGTAATGGCAATGGTGACAATGACATCCAAGGTCAAGAGCGAGAAGGGCTCGTCCACCGGCTCGCTCGCGCGGGATAACACCGAGCATCAGCGACCGCCCACGGTGTATCTGGAGCACCACCACTTGGAAAAGCTGGGGCTCACCAAGATGCCCGCTGTAGGCTCCAAGATTCACATCCACGGGCTCGCGCATGTGGGCGCGACCAGCGAGAATCAGGAAACGCCGCCAAGCGGCGGCAAGGCGCCCGGGAAAGAAGGCTCGACCAAGCGCAGCATGACGCTGCATTTTCACAAGATGGAAATCGGTCGTGACAACAGTGAAGTGGATCAAGATGCCGAGAAAGCCAAGGGCGCCAAAGCGGAAATGGACAAAGCCTTGAAGCGCGAAGAAGGCGGCAAGAAGTCCACGGAATCCGAGGGCGAAGAGGACGGCGGCGGGGACGTGCCGAGAGGCGGAGAAGACTAGCGATTTGACACGTGATCCTCTCTTGGCATAGTCTCCGCAATATCGATGGCTGCAGCCTGTGACTTGAGTGGGTCCTGACAACGAGGACGGCGCCCCACAAATTCTGAACGGCCTCTCAGGAAGAACCCCTAGTGTTTTTCCTTTTGGGAGTCATAACATGCCGTTTACCTCAGAGCAGCTCCAATACGCCGGTACAGCTGCGATCAATTACTTTCTCCGTAACGACCCGATTGACCAGGTTAACGTCGCTCGGCCTCTCATCAAAAAGTTGATGGAGGAAAAGAAGCCCTACATCGGCGGGCTCCAGTATGTCGTGGAGCAGCTGCGTTACAGCAACGACTCGAATTTCCAGTCCTACTTCGGGGACACTCAGGTTACGTATAACCGGAAGCGCACCCTTCAACAGGTCAAGTACACATGGGGGTCGTTTCATGACGGTTTCGGCCTTAACGAAGATGAACTGACGCAAAACGGTATCGTCATGACGGACGATAAATCGAACGTCCCGAGCGAGGCCGAGAAAGTTCAGCTCACCAATCTTCTGCAGGAGAACAGCGAGACGTTGAAGCTGGGCTTTCAAGAAAACTTTGACTACATGCTGCATCTGGACGGCACGCAGTCAGCGACCAACATCCCGGGCCTCGACCTTCTGGTATCGACCGTTCCGACAACCTCTCAAGTCGTCGGCGGCTTGGATCAGTCGATCTACACCTGGTGGCAGAACACGGCGATCACTGGCATCTCGACGACTACGGCCGGAAATTTGACGCAGCAGATGGAAATCGGCTGGCGCGACTGCACCCGGTATGGCGGCATGGCGCCGAACTACATCCTGGTCGGTGAACTCTTTCTGGACGCTTACCGGCTCGATGCGAAGAACACCATCAATCGCACGGTGTACATGAAGGATGACGCCGAGCCGACCAAGCTCGACGCCTCGGTGGGTGAAGGCATTCGCACCGGCATGTATTTCAAGAATGTCGAAATCATTTGGGACCCGGTGATGACGGTGCTCGACGGCCTGTACGCCCCCGCGATCCCGTGGGAGAAGCGCTGCTACTTCCTGAACACGAAGTTCTTGAAACTGCGCCCCATTCAAGGGCACTGGATGATCAATCGCACGCCCCCGCGGGTGTACGACCGGTACGTCCACTACTTCGCATTGACGGCGAAGGCGGCACTCACCACGGGCAAGCGCAACGCGCACGCCGTTCTCAGCATTCAATAAGGGGCAGCACACATGCAACTTTTACTGACGACAGCAACGGCGGCGGGCACCCAGCCGATCTATCTTCCCTACGACAAGGCGCCCGTGCCCTTTGGCGATCCCCTGGCGGCAACCTGGACCGCCGCGACGCCCACGGTGGTCACGGTGCCGGGGTATCTGCCGACCAATGGCGATGCGGTGGCACTCTCGATCGCAGGCACGTCGGGGTTCCTGACCTCGCTCGCAGGCTTGACCACGATCTCGGCGCAGCTCAACACCACGTACTACGTGTCCTCGGCCTCGACCGACACCTTTACGCTCTCGACGCAGAAGGCATCCGCTGCGACGCCGGCCGGGGTCTTGTCGATGATCACGACGGGCATGCAATTGGGTGGACAGAACTTCGTTCACTTGCTTTCCAATCAGCCGGACGGCCCGACGCTGCCGTTCAAGCCCAATAACACGGTGCTCGCCATGAATGGCGGTGCGGCGGGCATTGGCTCTTTCGGGTTCTCAGGACCGATCACGATCTTGGGCGCTCCGGATCTGAACACGGTGCTGGCAACGGGTACCTACGGAGCGCCGCTTGGCCCCAATGCCTTGGGCACCACGGGGTGGAACGTCATCGGCACCATCGGGTTTGGCACGCCGAAACTGGTGACGTTGGGCTATGATTGGATCGTGGCGTCCGGTTCGACCTCGACGCTGATTCTGCTTCAAAACTAAGAGGGGCCTCTATGCTGCGCTACGAAAGAGTGAAAGTGACTCGCGATACCAACACGGTACACAACCGCGAGGTTCCGCCGTGGGAAATCCCGATGCTAGAGCATCTCTTTGGTGATGAAGGCAACGTGGTGCGCACGGGCGAGTTCGTCACGCCAACGCCTGGCAAGCTGATCAATCAGGGCGATTACCCGGATGCCAAAGTGGAGTTGAAGCGCTTGATCGATGCGTACAAGGGCGATCCGAAAAGCGGCATCCCGTACGCGATTTCCGTGTATGGCAACGGCCGGCAAGGCGAACGCGCCTTGCAGAAACTGATTGATGAGGCGCGCGAAGCGGATGAGGAGGCCGCGATTGCCGCGCAGCCCTCTCGCATTCGCAGAAACGGCCGCGCGCGGCCCGTGGACAGTCTATTGGCTTGAGTGGGGCTCCTATCGATGGATAGGGTTCACGGCCCCGAGCCTTGCTCGGGGCCGTTTTTCTTTGAAAGGAGCAACTTATGGTGCTGCCGATTGGGAATGGAGATATTTTTGACCCCAATGCGTGGACCAATACGACTTCAACGCTAGGAGTTGGCGTCATTGCTTCAGCAGTAGCCCAAGGAGACATTGTGAACCCCAATGCTTGGAACACAGGGTCGATAACGACATTTAGCATTCTTCTTACCGAACTTGGGTTTCCGATCACGGCAGAAACCGGCGAATTTATTTTGGTGTAACGCATGCCTAAGATTTCACAACTCCCCGCCGGTACTGCTCCTACCGGCATAGAAATTCTCCCCGCAGTCCAAGGGGGCGTGACTTCCTCTTTTAGCTTCAATCAGCTCGCGGCATTGAGCGCCACTCTGGGCACCTACACCCCTCCAGGCGCGGGGGCGGTTCCCACCACGATTGCGGCGAAACTTGCGCCCTATCGAAGCATCTTCGATTTCATGACGGCCGCGCAGATTGCGGATGTTCAGGCGCGCACGTCCTTGGTGCCGATTGAAGCGGCGGTATCTTCGGCTACAGCGGCCTTTCCGAATGGCGGTACGCTCTACTGCCCCACGGGGCTGTACGACCTCACTACGATCACTTCGATTCTGACGTCCAACTTCACCTTGCTTGGGGATGGTCAGGGGGCGACGGTGTTTCGTGCGAAAGCGGCGGCAAATAGTTCCGGCGTTATTCAGAGCTTGGTGGCGAATGTGACGTTGGAGCGCATCACGTTCGATGGCAATCGTGCGAATGGGGGGCTGAATCCGACGCCGAGTTTTGAGTCTTGCGTGCGCTTGAGCGGATCGAACAACAAGATCATCAACTGCGAAGTTCGCTTTGGGACCGGGTACGGCATGTATACGGGCGCGGCAGCGGGCACGCCCACACAGTTGGTGGTGGACGGTTGCTGGATTCACGATAATGGCGGGGTCATCAGCTCCACCGGTTACGGCATCGGCATCGAAGGCACCGCGCCTGCGCCCACGACCGATATCACGATTGTCAATAATCGTTTTGAGAACAACTACAACACCGTCACCGGCCCCGGAACTTCGGCTGCGATCAACATAGCAGGCACGCGGATCGTCGTAGCGAATAACTATTTTTTGAATAACTACAACGTCAACGGCGGGCAGTGTGTTCTGTACTCCGACCAAGTGTTGGGCGCTACCGATGGGCTGATGGTGGTGTGTAACAACGTCATCGAGCAGACGGGAAATTTCGGCGGGGACCTCACCTGCGGCTTTGAGATTGAAGCCAATAAGGTGGTGTGCTGCAACAACGTGGTCAAAGAAGCGTTGGGGGTCGATGCGATTCGCTTCGAGGTATCGGCCGGGGACTCGGTGATTTCCAACAATGTCCTCGTGGCAGGGCTTAACACGGGCAATTCCGGTATCAATCTGATCAAGACGATTGGCGTCGGAGTTGGGCGCACACGCATCAACGACAACCACATACTGTCCGGCAACATCGGCATTAACGTTCAGGCGAACCCTGGTAATGTGATTGTGATCGATAATTATATCGATTCTTCGATTACTAAGCCCATCGTTGGAAATACCAACATCGCCATCATCCGCAACAACCAATGCGGCGCTATTGCGGGGGTTACGGGGACTACGACGACAGCGGGTGCTTCCCCGTTCACCTTCCCGGTGCTCAATTATGATGCGACGTATCAGTTGGGAAATCCGCAAGGAATTACCTCTTGGGGGCTTGATTCAGCATCAGGACCGTTCTTGGCGCCGATTGGGGTCAACACACAAATCTTTTGCAAGGCGGGGCATAGCGTCACCCTCTGGTGGCTGACGACCGCCTCCGTGATCAACATCCAGCCGCAGCAGTGAGGATTTATGGCAGACGTTCCCGCGCCGATGTCGGACAGCGGATACTCCTGGACTGGAAACGCTAACGGCGTCACGGGTGGTCAAATTAATTTTGTCGGGTCCGCCGCGCTTTTGACTGGCAGCGGGGCAATCGGGTGGGTGATTACGCAGCGCGCGAGTGATGGCAGCTATCCAGTAATCACGTACTCGACTGATGGCGGTGTGACGCTGCATAGCTTTCAAGTCGGTAGTGAAGGTACTCCACAAGAAACGATTAATGAAAGCGGCAGTATAAACGTGTCGCTTGCGGGAGCTGTTGGTTTTTTAGTTAACGTGACTTCCAACGGGGGTGTGGCAACTCCGGGCGCTGTGCAGTGGGCACTTCGCGTCACGATTACACGCAACATCAACGAAGGGCTCGCGTGGGACAGCCCTAATCCGTTTGACCCGCTCAACTACAACGCCTCGTGTGTCGATAACGTGGTTCCGACCGATACGATGGCGGATCTTCAGTATCGCATTTTGGTGCGGCTGGGCTTCTCTAATCAGGCGTCCAACCCGCCTCCGGGGATGCCGGCGCTCGTGCAAGATTTTCTATCGAGCGGGCAGAAGTACTTGTACCGCCGTTATCTTCAGTTGCACACGAAACGGTTGTTCCGCTGGAAGGTTATTCCAGGGCAACGGTTCTACTCGCTTAAAGACAATGATGAAGACGTGCTGTGCAACTTCACGATGGACCCGTTAAAAAGCATCGAATGGGCCGGCATTCAAGATACGCGCAATGTCTGGTATCCGTTGATTCAAGGCATTCCGCCGCAGCTCTATACGATGATCACGAAGCCGTGGCGCCCCGCACGTTACGATATCCGCCAGGCAATTGAGATTTACCCCGCGCCCGATCAAATCTACTGGCTGTGGATGAAAGGGCATTTTGGGCTCATGTCATTCGTCAACCCGACCGATACCACGACGCTCGATTGCGAGCTGGTATTTTTGCATGCGTTGGCGAATGCCAAAGCGCATTACGGACAGCCCGATGCGAACAACATTGAAGCGCAGGCGAACGCCTATCGTGCCGAGCTGATCGCAGGAACCCATCAAACGGCGCACTACGTACCAGGAACAATCGCGGTACCCCCGGCTGTGCGGCCGACGTTGATTCAGTTTGATTCTTCGGGAAGCGGTACTTCGTGAGGCCGTTTCCTATTACCGTCCTTGGCGGCGGCATCAATCGGCTGCGCGTAAAGGGGGGCGCGGCGGCGAATCAGCTTTATGATTTGCAAAATGCTTGGATCACGAATGCGGGGGCGGTCGGGCCGCGAGAAGGGACGATTCGTACTGCGACGCTTGATAGCTCGACAGTCGGGCTTGCAGCGGCAAACGGGCAATTCAACATCTTCTCCAGCGCTTTTTCAACCGCTACGCTACCGGCCGGGTATGTGCTAAACGTACTGTCAGATCCTAACAATACCTCGGCTTCCCCGGTCAAGATTTGGTTTGCAAAGCCTTTCATGGGGTTCCCTTATGTGGTCGCGCAATTCTCAAACGGGGACATTTTTCACTACTGGTTGCAGAACAGCGGCGTATGGACGAGCGGCACGGATTACACCAGCGCGAGTATTGTACTTCCCCCCGTGGCGAACGGACTGGCATATCAAGGGGTACGTGATTTTCCTTTGCAACCTTTGTGGACGCCTGAGACAATCATCACGTCGGGGTCTTATGTTGAACCCAATACGTCTACAGGGTTTACGTACCAGGCGATAGCGACGACAGGCACTCCGGTGCATACCGGAGCAACTGAGCCAGTATGGCCAACGCTGGCGGGGGGTATCGTTCAAGAGTTTGGCGATTTTGATCTTTCCGCAAGCGATGCAGGAACGACACAAGCCTCTTTAAATCAAATTTCTACCGCATCGCCTCTTGGGGCCAATATTACGGATCGGTACGGTGACTCCAACACGATATCAAATGCGGGTATTTTTGCGACATCTTCGACGCTTTCAACCTTCACATTGGCATCCACCAAGGTAACGACGTGGAAAGCGGGTACGACCTATGCATCAGGGGCGGTCGTTATCCCGACTTCGACTCAAGGGGCGTTTACTAATGCAATCCCCAACGGGGATTTTGAAGGCGGCAGCGGTGCGGGCGGCTGGACGTTTACCGATCCTGGGGGTGTGACGCAATGGGGGTACTCCAGCACACTTCCGTATCAAGGATTGGAATGCATTTCGTTTCCTAACGGCGCGCAGCCCGGAGCTGGGGGCGCCTTTGCGACCATGACGAGCTACAGCTTGGTGACTCCAGGGCAAAGCGTGACTGCTTCTGCATATCTTGACCCTAATAATGCAGGGGCGAACCTGACGCTTTGGTTGCAACTTAATTGGTATGACGTGACCGATACGATTATTAGTTCTTCCGGCTGGCGGCAAAATGTACAAGAAGGCGGGGGGTATCGACAAACATCGGTAACGGGAGCAGCGCCGCATAATGCGGCGCATGTACGTGTGTCGATTGGCGCCGGCAGCGGTACGACCAGTCGTAATGCGGGGTTTGCGGATTTGGTAACGTGGAACTTGGAAACGCCAGCACCTATTACCAATTTCCTATTTGAAGCAGTGCAGCCAACCTCCGCTCCTTCAGCAGCGACGGAGCCCACATGGCCTACAGTATTGGGGAATGAGGTTATCGATGGCGGGGTGACGTGGAAGGCGATTGGTACTTCGATCATTACGTGGCAAGCGATTCCGCTCATGCAATCGGGAACAACAGCACCAATATTCCCTACCGTTATTGGCAATGCGGTTCACGATCCGAGTAGCTATACCAATTTGAATGGGTACGTCACGACATTCAGCGGTATGTCTTGGGCAGCGGTGGATCGGCACATCTCGGATGTCAAAGATCCTAATACGGTAGCGGTGGCTATCGGCGCATCCCATGTGTTTGCAGGGGATAACGATATCGTTGACTACTCGGCCGCGGTAGATCCCACGGACTGGACTAGCAGTAACAATGCGGGGTACTTACCGACAGGGCTCAACAATTACGGGGATAACCCCGTTAAGGCGCTTGCGCTTTATCGAGGCAACCTAATTGTGTTTAATGCTGGCGGCTATCAGATGTGGCAGATCGATCCTGATCCGCAAAACATGGCTTTCCTCGATGCGCAGCCTGTGGGGTCTATCTGGCCGCGTGCGGCGCAGTCGGTGGCAAACGATCTATTGTTCTTGACTGAAATTGGGGTACGCAATCTAGGTACCATCGGAGCAACCGCCAACATGGCGATCGGCAATACCGGGCATCCGATTGATCCTTTGGTGCTTAAGCAGATTCAGGCAGCAACGTACGATCCGTTGTCAATCTACTATCCGGGTCGCGGCCAGTACTGGCTGATTTACGGTCCCCAAGTATTCGTGTTGACGATTAACGGCAACAGCTTGAAGTCATGGAGCCGGTATATTTTTCCTCAAGTAATCACTGATGCGACTTTGAACGGAGGTTTTATTTACTTGCGTACTGCTAGCAATGTGGTGTGGCAAGTGAATGCGCAAGCGATTGGTATAGATGATGCCAATACGGTTATTTCATCAGCCACACCGACTGCGTTCAACGGGCTTATGCAATGGCCGTATCTCGATATGGGCGCTCTTGGGCGCAACAAAATGATGGTGGGCGTTGATTTGGTGGGTGAGGGTAGCTGCTCGATTCAAGTAGCGTTCAACCAGGCGGATAAATCGACATTTAATGACAACCCGGGGTTTGCAACCTCAACGGGGGTGACCGCACCGTATTTCGTGGCGATTGATGACACGGTGCCCGGACAGCCGCTACCGATTCCAATCAATGCGCCGAGCTATTCGGTTATTTTGACCTTCCCCGGAAATGTCACGACTGCCAATGCGTGGAGCTGGCAAGCGGCCAACCTTTACGTAACGGACGCTGCCAGTGCAGGAGCAATGGGGTGATCGTGGTATACACCGATCCGCTGTTGCTTGATTTCATCAAGGTGTGCTTGAACATGCCGCAAGATGAACGCGAGCAGTTGGAAGCCTTTACCGGGGAGGCGTACAACATCGACAGTGCAGCGGTCGGTAATTTTGTCGTGCCAGGGCCGAAATGGGTCATTAAAGTGGATGGCGAACCGATTTGTATTGGCGGATTCGTGCCGCAGCGTCCGGGAGTGTATCGCGACTTTATGCTGACGACGCCGCAAGCGTGGGAGCATTGGTTTGCTGTGACGCGTACTGCGCGCCGCGTCATGGACGGGATGCTAGCCAATGGCGCGCACCGTTTAGAGTGCGTAGCTCCTGCGGCCCGGTTGGCTAACCGGCCGAAGATTGAGGAATGGTACAAAGTTTTGGGGTACACTCGGGAAGCCCCGCTCTGGAGATATTGTGCTAACGGCGCCGATGCCGTGATCTTTTCGCGGGTGAAACATTGAATACTGAAATTTGGAAACCAATACCGGAGTACGAAGGCTACTATGAAGTTAGCAGTTTGGGGCGTGTACGTAGTTTACGCACAAAGAAACTGCTTAAATTAAATGGCGTTCGTTATGTGCACGTAGCGCTTCAAGTAGATGGAGTGCGTGAAGATCGCAGCGTCCATAAGTTGGTGCTATCTGCTTTTGCCGGTCCGTGCCCCGCAGGTATGTTGGCTCTTCATTGGGATGACGTTAAAAAGAATAATGTTCTCTCTAATTTATACTACGGAACGGCCGAGGATAACTGCGCTGATGCAGCACGAAACGGCGCTCGTAGACGCGGTCCTGTTATGGTTTCTGGCGATGTGTCTCGTATATTAGATTTGAATCGTGCTGGTTTTGGGGTTATGGCAATTTCCAGATGGCTCGGCTTAAATCGCGGGCTTGTACCGCGAGTATTAAAAGGGGAATTTTACGGGCACCGGGAATAGCGCTGCGAATGCCGCCAATGCTGCCAACGCACAGCAACAGCAAGCGATTCAAAATTCAGTGGGTCAGATTACCTCTGCCTACTCGAATCCGAATCGAGCGAATCAGTACGCGCAGTACAACCAGAATTTGTCCAACTACTATACGGGGCAAGTCAACAATCAAGAAGCAATCAACGCGCGCAATTTGAAATTTGCGATGGCGCGCAGTGGATTGACGGGGGGCTCGGCGGCAGTTGATTCCAATACGCAGCTCCAAAAGGACTACACCCAAGGATTGCTTAATGCGAGTCAGGCAGCGACGGCGGGTACCTCGGCGCTGGAGCAATCAGACGTCAACGCCAAGAATCAGTTGATCGGTTTGGCGCAGCAGGGCAATTTTACTGGCGCGATCCCAACGCAAATTGCGCAAGCGCAGAACGCTTCGCTGGGGGCAGCAGCTAATTACGGGCAGGCCAACAACTTGGGCAACGTATTCGCGGGTACGGCAGGGATCTACCAGAACGAACAGACAGCAGCGGCGAATCGCAAGGCGCAAACATCCCCGTTCGGGAGCCTCTATGGGTAGTAATAGTTTTTTCTCAAAAGCAATGGCGCTTAACCCTTTTGCACAAGAGTTGGATCTTCCTGGTGCACACAAATATGCGCAAGGCGTGGCGCAAGCGGCTGCGGGCGCTACGGATACGAATGGGGGCGCATATACTGGGGTCGCACCGACACTTGCAGGTGCTAATGCAGGTTACCAGCCTGGCGGCCCTGGTGCGACGGTAGGATTTAAACCGACACAGTACGCACCTGGGGCCATGCAAACAGGCCCTCTTGGTGCTGCGTACAAAGCAGCTAACCTGTCAGGAAACGCCATTTCAGTGCCCACCTTCAACGGAGGTAAATTTGGGTTGACTGCGCCTAATTACTCTACGAATAACAATTTTGTTCAAGGCAATCAGACTCAAAACCCTTGGGTGCTCGCAGCGGGTAATGCCGCGCGGCAATCCTCCACTGGAGGGCCGTACTAATGGGTAGCAGCTTTTTCTCTAAAGCAGGGGCGCCCAAGGCTATTACCGGAGGTAATCCGGGGCTGGAATCTCGCGCCATTGGTGCATCGAGCTATGGCGTGCGAGGCTCCGCGCAAGGCGCACAGAAAAATTTGGGTGCTGCAATGGCGATCAACAAAGCGGGAGCATTCAAGCCGATGAAGCGTAGCGCGGCGTATCCGAAGGGGCCAGTCACATGAGCTTGATCCCTCGACTCTGGCATGAAAGGGTAGCATTTGGTACTGAGGAATTTTGGATACCTGCTGCTATCTCCGCGATTGGCGCCATTGGGGGCGGCATCAACCAGATGAATGCGACCAAGCGGGCGCAGAATGCGGAAGTTGGTGCGATTGATGACCAGCAGCAGTATCGCCAAGAAGCGAATGATCAAGTCAAGAATTTGACGCAGCAGATTGCGACCAACAACCCGCAGCAGATTGCGAATCAAGAACAGAGTCAGTTTGTGAACACGTTGCGTAAAAATCAGGCAGGGAGCGCGGCCGGGGGCTCAACCAGCACCAACCCCACGAACTTTGGTCAGCCCGTTTCGGCGTTGGCGCCGGCCGCGGGCGCTAGCTCGCGCTATAAATCGGACGCTGCCAGCTCACAAAAGCAGACACAGCAATACGGTAACGATTATGCGGGCGAGATGAGCGCCATCGATGCCGCGGTACGCCAGCGGCAGAATGAAGGCTTGGCGTTGAATACACTCGGCACCAATTTGAACGTACTGGGAGCGGAATCGTACACCAAGAACTTTGCCGATCAGTTGCGAGCGCAAGCGGCAAGCCAAACTAATCCGTACGCTTCGCTATTTGCTAGCATGCTCCAGAAAGGGGCTGGGGCTTATGCCAAGAATCCGGGTAGTTCAAGTGATCCTCCAACGCTCTATTCGCAGTACAGCCCTGGCGGCAGCGGCGGCAACGTGATTTCAGGAGCGCCAACGTGATTTCAGGAGGATAGCATTATGCCTACCGGACAAGGACTCGCGGATTTGCTCTCAGGCGCGGCCGGCGCTCCGATTGACCGTCCGGGGCTGAACGCTTTTGTCGCGAACTCTCAAGCGCGCAACGGGTTGGTGTCTGCGCAAACGCAAGATGCGCTGATTAAGGCGAGTCAAGCGCAGGAGCAAATGGCGGCGCACGACGCTATTAAAACTCATTTAATGGCAATGGGGGCACCTGATTCGGAGGCTTCTTTAATACGCGATTTTATAGTGGGCTCAAACAATAACGATCCGGTAGCCGGCATGAAAGCGCTTGATATGGCGAAGTTGACGTATGGCAACCCGCAAAGTGCAATAGCCGGACAGCAAGGGTTTGAAGGTAAAGCAGCCGCACCAGTGGCCATACCTAACACATCTATCATGCCCCCGGGATCAGCACTTGCGGGGGTAACGCCTACGCAGACAGCACAAGGGGCGGCGCAAACAGCTGAGATGAATGCTTTGGCGGGGTTGAACGCTCACAAGGATGCGGACCCCGCAGCGTTTCGGGCTGCAACCTGGGGGGCTACTTCACCCGAAGGAATTGCCGCCCTTACCGGAGCTGTTCACGAAGGGCGGCTTGACCCCACACGGATCAACAGTCGTACCGCGCCCATTCTTGCGCAAATAGAGCAAAACACTCCGGGAATGAATTTCAATCGGCTGCATGCGGATGCCGCGTTGCAGTCGAACGCCACCTTCCAGCAAAAAGCAATGAGCGTCGATATGCTGCCAGGGCTTTTGCAAAACGTGACCTCATTGGGGAAAAAACTCAACGGAGGTACAGGCTACAACGATTTGAAAACAGTCGGCATGATGCAGCAGTTTATGAACGGTCAGACGAATGATCCGGATTACACGGAGTACATGACGGCGCGTAACGATACCTTGCTGCGACTCGCGAGCGTCATGCGCGGCACCGGCATGTCGGACCAAGCACATACGGCCGAAGTTGAAGCGATGTCCCCCACGCTGGCCCCTTACGCGCTCGACGCATGGCTCAAGGGACAAATGTCCGTAGTGACCCCGTTGCTCGCAAGACAGAATCGTATTACGCATTTGGGTGAACCAGGCGGGGGTACGGCACCCATGAATGCACCTGCAGCAGTCCCTGCGACAGCGCCAGTAACTCCAGCCCCAGCGGGTGCAGCGATACCGTTGGATCAATACTTAAAGAGCAAGGGTTTCTAGTATGGCGGCTGTTGTCATGCCCGATGGCCAAACAGTAGAAATGCCAGATCAGCTCGATTCGGCAACGGGTGCGCGTCTGCGGGCATTTCATGATTCGCAAGTGACGCAAAACCCTGGCGTTGGCGATATCGTGAAAGGCGTAGGGGATGCCGCGCTTTCAGGGGCCGCGAAAGTCTCTACTGGTATCGTTGGCGGTGCCGTAGGTTTTATAAACCGCATTATCGCAGCCGCCAATAACGGCGATCCTGAAGGCGCCGCGCAAGCCGCAAAAGATTACGTCAACGCAAAATTCGGGCACGACACCACAACCCCGGTAGGTAAAGCGATTGGGGGCGCCGTCTCTGGTGCGCTAGCCCCCATCGGTCAATCCGCGCAAGCGGATGCCAATCTGCTTGCGCAAGGCGGCGAGAAAATAGGTATTCCACAGGGAGAGACACGCGGTGCGTTGAACGAAATGGGAGAGCTTGCGAATGTGGTGCCGCTAGCCGCTGGAGTCAAAGCAGGGGCGACTGCATCGAGGGGGGCAGCAGAATTGGCGGCGCAGAATGCGCCGGCTGCTGTCACCAAATACGGCATGCGTACATTAACGAGCCACCCTATAGCAGCGGGTGCTGCAGGGCCATCAGGAGCACAAGCGGTAGCGCTACATAATCAACCCCTCGGCAATACGGTGTTGGGTGCGGAAGCAGGTGTTCCTCACGGCCAAGCGCTCGTACCGGGGGAGAATGGCAGCCTCGCGCAAGCGCGTGCCGCCCCGGGTTCTGTTTACGATCGTTTGCAAGCCTCTTTACCCACGGCACCTTTAAGCGCTGACGCCACGCATCTAATGCGAAGTGCGGGCACGACGGAGAACGTTCTCACGGCTCCTTCTGAAGCCACGCAAGCCACGATCGATGCTCAAAAAGCCCGGCTTCTCCAAGGACCGCTCACAGGCCCTCAAGTGGTGCAGACTTCCCGTGCGCTGCGACAAGAAGGCGGCGCGCGATTGGGTTCCGATGATGTGGAGCAACAGAATCTCGGGGGCGCGCAGCTTCAAATGGCTCGCGCCTTGGAGCAGCACGTAGCGGATACGCTTCAACCAAACGCTCCTGTTTCGTTGGAGCAGTTTCAGGCTGCACGTACCGCGCTTGCTAAAAACTATGCGGTTCAAGGCGCGGTGAAAGGCGGCAACGTCGATATGCAAGCGATTGCCCGCATGCAGTTGCGCGATCCTGATTTGCTCACCGGGCCGATGAAAGACATTGCGGATTTTGCGAACCAGCACCCGGCCGTGACTTCATTGACCAATCGCATCGAAGTGCCGCCTAGTTTTGCGAATGATTTGGGTAAAGCGATCGGAACGGGCAACCATCAAGGGGTGTTAGATCGGCTGTTTGGCGCTTCCGGTATTCAAGCCGGGGCGCGTCGAGTCTTAACGGGTAGTCGGGGGGCAGCAACTGAGGCCGCACAGCAAACACCCGTCAGCGGCCTTGGGGGCGAGTTCGGTCCTCTTGCACCGCGTCAACCACCGCCTTTGACACTTGAACCCGCTCCGGGGCAAGCGTTTACCCCTCACCAACCGCAAGCGGCGACGGCTGAGCCGCAACAGGACTTCTTCGGTACGGGTGCGAACAATTTCACGGCAAGCCCTCCAACGGCCCCCGCGCCTGCCGCTGCTCAAGCCCCTGGGCAGATCCCTCTGGCAGACGTGCTATCGCACGGGGTCGAACAGCCCCCGCCAGCGGGGCTCTCCTTGGGTTCTAGCGAGCCTCGAACTTATGGCGGGGTGCCGTTTCGACCCAATACGAGCTTTATGAGCGGCCCCCTGTCCTTGGCGGATGACTTGGCGGGGCCGGCCGCACAAAGCACGCAAAGCAACAAGGATGTGGCGCCCGTGATGAGTCAAGGCGTGCCGGAAGATATCATGGCACGGGCCAATAACGCTTCCGGCGCCGGGGGCAAACGCAACCCGGCAAGTATCGAAGGGGTCCACGCACGCGATGAAGGGCTCGCTCAAGGCGTGCAGCCGGTGTCTTTTGGCGCAGATGATATGGAACATCCGATGTCGCCGCATGATATCGAACGGCGCGACTTGAACCCCGCACCCGATTCGATTTTTATCAACAAGAAGGATGGCAGCATCATCAACAGCGGCGGCATGGCTCCCCGCTTAGCGCAAGGGTTGCTCGCGCGCTGGAAGGCGTTGCACGGGCCGCTCGGGAGCGCATACGAATGAAAAAGGTGCAACTCCCCGTCATCGGTGGCGTTCGCAAGGTCATTCAAACCGGACAACAAACTTCCGTGGGCACCACGATTGCGGAAGTAGGTTCAGGCACCATCACACTCGCGCAGCTCGCGGCCATCATCACGCAGATTCAAGCGCAGCAGCAAAATACGGGCGGGGGCAATATTGGCGGGGGCGATGAAGCGACGCTTTCCCTAGGCCCAGGGCTCTCGGGTGGCGGCGTATTGGTTGGTAACGTGCCTATTCGGTTGACGATCCCCACTCCGTTGATAGTGGAGGATGGCACGCCGGGGGATGATGGTGCTCCAGGGGTTCAGGGCGTAGCGGGCGCTCCTGGTGCTCAAGGTCCGGTTGGCCCTCCAGGGCTGGGGTTGCAGGGCATGCAAGGCGAAGATGGCGCTGACGGGCTTGACGGTCAGCCGGGGCTTGCGGGGCCACCAGGGGCGCCGGGGGCTTCGGGTGTTCAAGGCTCACCAGGGCAGCCGATTTATTTGATGCCGGAAGATGGCGCTGATGGTGACTGGGGGCCGCAAGGCGCACCAGGGCTTCTCGGGCCGCAAGGCTCCCCCGGAGTGATGGGAACGCAAGGCATTCAAGGCCCTCCGGGAATCCAAGGTCCGACAGGAGGCCAGGGGCCGTCAGGAAGCCAAGGGCCAATCGGCATGATCGCGCTAGTAGAGGATGGCGCTGATGGCGATTGGGGGCCGCAAGGGTCGCAGGGCATTCAAGGAGTAGCGGGCGCTACGGGGCTCCCCGGGGCAACGCAATTATTTCCTGAAGATTCTACTGATAACGATACGTTTGGGCTCATACCTATTTTACAGCCGTCTGCATCACGAACGCTAACGGCAAACACCCCGTTGACGATGCTTTTTCCTGAGGATGTCCAAGCGGAAGAATTGTTGCCGCAGCCCCTTCCAAATACGTTTGGTACATTGAACGTTATAGGGCCGTTGAATGTTTATCTCCCCTCTAACACAGCAGCGACTTTTTTAGGAACCGATAGCACATCCCTTGCTTTGAGGGCAAACGGGTCAGCAAACGTTTCGGTTGTTAGTTTCATTCAATCTTTGTCGGCAAATACAGGCAGAGCGCGATTAGGATTGGATGGGGGTAATACGCTACTTTCGGATTCCGCCAACGGGGATTTTTGCGCTACCGTCACTAGCGGTATATGGCGTTGGGGCATGAACGGCAGCACATCCAAAATGACGCTGACAACGGCGGGGTTGCTTACCGCATCAGTCCATGCAGCGACTGGCGCTACGCCTGCGGTTGTTGCAGGCACTACGGCGATCGGTATCACTACCACGGCTACTGTGATCACCACGGCAGGCGGAATTGCGCTACCCGCTCTAGCTTCAACTTTTGGGGTCATCAATTGGAACGGGGTTCAGTACGGATTTCCGCTTTTCGCTCTTTAGAGCTACTATTCACTATCAGTAGGAGATTTCGATGCAGAACAAGATCTTGAACATGCCGATGGCGTATCTAGCCACCGTTTCGCTCTCCACGGTGCAAGCGGGCGGCAACTTGATGAATTGCACAGTCACCACGTTGACGCCAGGCGGTATAGGCTTCACCGGCACGCAGCCCTACGTCATCATGAAGCACATGCGCATCGGCAATGCGTTGACGACTTCAGCCGTCACCGTGAGCCTTTACAAAGGGGCGACGATATCGAGTGTGGGCGGCACGCAGTTTGCGTGGAACAACGTCTCGCTTCCCGCGCAAGGGTATCTCGATTGGGTCGGGCAAGAGCGCTTTGATACGGCCGACTATTTGACAGGCTATGCCAGTCTCGTCAATTCGGTCGTCATTGAAATGAACGGGGAGATTGGACTCGCATGAGCAAAATCTACGTTGCAGAGTTCCCGAGCTTGGGCACAACCGATCAAAGCGATTCGGTCAACATCTTGCCGGTTCCCGCCAGTGTTGAATACACCGTCATCGTATCAGCGGGGGTCAGCGGCGCGGCGCAGCCGTTCTTACCGACAACGAAGTTCATTGAAGTCAGCGCTGATACCACGTGCTCGTTTGCTATCGGGCTATTTCCAGGGGTCATCGGGACAGGAACAGCCGCGCTAACGAACTGCCGTTTGCAAACGAACGAGCGAATTATCCGGCGCGTACCGTTCTCGCAAGCAACCGTACAGACGGCGACTCAGTACGCGATCTTCACTACGGCCAATGCATGACGATTCTCGCACAGCAATTTGAGGGTTGCGTATTGAATGCCTATCAGGATCAAGGCGGCGTCTGGACGATCGGCTGGGGGCATACAGGCAAAGAAGTCTATGCAGGGCTCGTCTGGACGCAAGATCAGGCGGATGAAGCCTTGCAGCACGACTGGGTAGCGGCACAAAATTTGCTTGCGCTTTACAGTCCGGGGCTCACCAACGGCCCGCAAGACGCGTTGACCGATTTCGTGTTCAATCTGGGTGTGGGCGCGTACCGCACGAGTACGCTCTGCCAGTTGGTCAATGCGCAAGATTTTGCCAGCGCGGCAATTGAAATTTTGAAGTGGGATCACGTTCACGGCGTCGTGATCCCCGGACTCTTGACGCGCCGCCAGGCGGAAGCCGCATTGCTCAACTAGGAGAATTTTATGTCTACCCCAACTCCGGTTCCCGCGCCCCCCGCGCAATCAACCGTGGCTCAAATCGAAGCGGCCGTGGCCGCGGCGTTAGCGAAAGCCAAAGGCGAGGAAAGTAAAGTGTGGGCATGGATCAAAGGCAACATCCCCCATTTCGTGACCTGGGCCGGCATGGCCTTTGCGATTTTCAAAAAACTGTGACGATCGGGGACGGCGCTACGATCTGCATTGCCGTTTGTGCGGTCGTCTCCGTCGTGCTGCAATTGATCGGGCTTTTTTGGATTAATGTCATCCATACCGCCACCAACAGCATGAAAGATGCGTTGGTGGCGACGACCGCTAAAGCATCGGAAGCCCAAGGCCACGCGGCCGGCTTAGAGCAAGGACGCGCGGAGCATGAACAAAACAAAGTGGCTTGATTGGGCCGAGATCTTTGATTCATGGCGCCTTGTCCCCCGCACCATTCTTTACGCTTTCGGTGCCTGGACGATCTATATCGCCGATCGAACCCTCTTTTGGTACTTCCATTTGCCCCTAGCAGAGCGTACGGTACAAGATGCAGGATTGGTAACCGGAGTCATTACCGCCGTGACCAGCATTTTTGGCCTCTGTATCAAGTTCTACAATACCAGTGGCCGCGACTGGGATAAGCGAGATCCGCCGCCATGATCAAACTCTATGCCTATGCGGCCGGTGCCATTGCCTTAGTTGCGCTGAGCGCTTTCGGCTACCACGCCATTTACTCTTCAGGGAAGACTGCCGGGGAAGCGCTCATTCAAACTCAATGGGACGCGAACAAAGAAGCGATTCAGAAAACGACTGATGCCGCCATCGCCCAGGCGATTAAAGCCCGGGACGACGCTCTACAAGCCAACGAAGGAGTCAAGAATGATTACGAAGCCCAGTTGCTCGCGGCTAACGCTAACGCTGCTGTGTTTGCTCAGCGGTTGCGCAACTACCAAGCTCATCCCTCAACCGATCGCGGTACCGTGCCAAAAACCGGTAGTGGACCCGCAGCTCCTGCAACCGGCGCGTCGGGAGGCGATGGCGCGCTTACAAACGCTCTTGGCGATGCCCTTGCCGAATGCTCAGCCAACACCGCCCAGCTCGATGCACTGATCATCGAATTGAAGCCGCAACTATAACCCTTTTGTGCGGTACCGTACGCTTTTTGTCATAATAGGGGTGTATCATCACGCCTGATCGAATCCTCAACCTTTAAAGGAATTTCCCATGTCTGCTCCTCTCGTTTCTGTGATTGTCGCAATTTCTCGCGCGACCACTGCGGTCAATACCCAGACGGGTGCCGCGTTTGCCTCCACCAGTGTCACCGTCACCGATTCAACTGGCACGCCCCAGGCGGCAGTTATTTTGACCGGTAAAGAGACGCCGATGCCGTGGGCCTTCTCAACGTCTGTCGCTCCGGGTACCGGCTCCGTGACCGCCACCGACCTCGACGTAAATGGCGCCGCATTGGGTGCGCAGCTCGTCCAGACCTTCACCGAAGCAGGCTCTCCGCCGACGTTCTTCCCTGCGACCGGCATTAGCGTGACTCCGGTCACCGCCGCGGTTGCCGCAGCCTCGGCCGTTAAGAAAGCGTAAATGGCCGAGGGCTACAACTCAGGGATGTCGGAAGGATGCAAGCAGGAGCTAGATCGCCTGCTGCGAGAGGAGATACGGTTGCTGAAGGAGGAAATCAAACTCCTTCAGCAGCTCCTCCCAAAGTACTATCCGGCGATCGGGATCACCATCACTCAGAATTGATCCCCGAGCGGCTTGTCTTTCTTGGGCGCTTTCTCTGGCAGATTCTTGCTGGCAGGGCCGGCTGCGACAAAATCCTTACCGACTGACGGAGGAATACCCAAAGTCGATTTGCCGGCTGCGGCAGCATACATGGCCCGTCGCTGCGACTCGCTCACGATCGGCATTAGAACTGGCTCCCGAGATCCCCCGATTGCGCCTCGACCGCCTGGTTCACCTTCGCCGGACGCTGTACCAGCCCCCGCGGGGCAACAGCACTGACCAAAGCAGCAATGGCGTCATGGATCGGGCCTGCGGCCGTGGCGGAGGTTGTTTGCAACACACCGTTTTTGAAGGTGCGCCCTTGCTCATCGTGGGTGATGACATCCGCCATTGCCCCATCTTGACACAACGACCATTTTCCGGCAAGCCAAGCATTGGCGCTCCCCGTTGGGGTAGTAATAGAGATTGCCGTCAACGAGCGCATGACCGCGTTTGCAATGGCTTAATTTCTTGCGGCCTCCTCGATTAGGTTTTGGCTTGAACGCAAAGCCGCTGACAGGAGCGAGTGATACGATGGGTACTTTCATGCGCGGCGCTTCATCGCTAAAAGCAATTGGTCCTGAACGCTGCGTCGATTCTGGTGGGCTTCCAGGACATCCTCATCCAACGTGTCCGCGGCAATAATTTGATGCTCGAATACGGCTCGATTGTAGCCGGCATTGAACTGTCGCATCGGTCCGATGCGCTCTAGGAATTGCATTGTCTCCCCCCACTTCCATACATGGCCTACTCGGACGATTTGATTGGTTACGTGTTGAAGGCCATCAATACCGTGACCCATCGAGCCAGGGTGAGCCACGCCCATAGGAGAATCGCCAGATTTAAAAGCAGCAAGACCGCGGGGCGTAGAAATATCGACGCTGCGTTTAAAGTGAGCCAGGATACGCGCTTTATCACTCTTGAAGGAGTACTGGACAAGGAGCGGCATCCCTCCTGATTCCGAAGATACCGATTCAAGCGCTTCGAGTTTTGCACGGTGAATTTCCTCCCAGGCGGGGTAATCGGTATACATGGCGCCATTGGCGAGCTGCAAGCATTTGTTGGTCAAGCCCGCAGCCGTGAGCGCATCGATACGGTGGCCGCTTTCGAGTTTTACAAACATTTCTTTTTCGAGTTTGGCGTAGAGCGCCATAGCTCTTGGGGGGAGATGGACTCTGATCGGGTTGACGATGGGTTTTTTAAGGTCGTAGTAGTCGGCCGGGTCCACGGTGAGACAGATGTCAGCCAGAGCCGCATGAATTTCTCTTGCTGCATGTGGCAGAGGTTCAATACCTTGTCCACTCCAACGAAGTCTAAACCAACGGTCTTTAAAAGCCGTAAAAGTTCGTCCCAGCCTTTCGCCTCGATCGAGAAACCAGGTGCTACCCCATAGGTCTGCGAGACCGGCAGGCGCAGGTGTACCGCCCAAGTTAATCCACCGATCTGTGAGGTTATGCGCAATTCTTCCGACTGAATGGGCGCGTTTACCGCTGGCACCAGACTTAACACTGTGAAGGTTTGTTCCATGCGCTTTCTCCCGAAATCCTTTAAGACGTTCAAGTTCATCGGCAAACACCACTCGATACGGCCATTTGGCCAGCCAATAGTCAACTAGCCACGGCAACAATTCGTAGCTTACGGTATAGATGTGTGCTGGAATTTTGAGCTTCTTGAATCGCTCTTCTGGCGTTCCGCACAGCGATACAATCCGTAGATGCGCAAGTTGCGACCATTTAGCGGCTTCCTCGATCCAGGTATCTCGTGCCACTCGCGCAGGGCCGATGACGAGTACCGGGTTGCGTAAGTCGATTTCTCCTAGTAAATCCATCAAGACGATCGCAAAGAGCGCGGAACTGGATTTGCCGATCCCCATGCCGCCCCAGACACCACAGCGTTTGACGTTGCGAATAAACTCGATCATAGGCGGCTGCGGAGGCCGCAAAATCAGTGGTTCAGCCATACAACTACTAATTAGCTACTAATAAACACAGAATTAGTAGTTCAATCATGCTTCTCGCCGGCATCAGACTGTGAGCGTTTCAGTGGGGCCATCCCTAAAGAAGTCATTTCCCTGACCCATTCTCGCAATTCGCTGTCGGCCAGCAACGTCTTGACCGCAGCATAGTCGAACCAGTTGCCATCCGCCTCGATGGCTTCTTCTACATGAACCGTGAGAGAGGCCAGCTTGCACAGTAAAGCGGTTGTCGTGTTGCCTGTGCCTTTTTTCACTTTGATCTTTCGGCGCGGCATTTACTTCACCTCTCCGCTGTTAGGTGACTGTGCGAGCCGCTGAGCCATCTTTTCACACTTCCACGCGATATCCTCGCTCATCCCCCGGCTTGGTTCCTGCACCCTAGCGAATAGCAACGCGCCAGCCAATTCAAACCCATCGACTTTTGCCTGCAAAAGATCGCGCTGGCGACGCAGATCGCGAATCTCAAAGGCTGCTGATTCAAGCGTCGATTTGATTTCGTCGTTCACTGGGTACGTCCTGGTGCGGTGTGGTGGCTGGTCACTTCCTTGCGGAAGGCTTCTAGTTCTTTGTGGATCAGCGTCATGCGGTCCAAGTCTTTTTCTGTTGGCTCTGCGCCCGGATCGAGGATTGACATGATGCTGCTGAACAGGTGTTCGGCACCCATGAAGAACGCCTTGCGCATGTCATCGACCTGCACCTCTGGCGCATCCTTCGGAACCACGTATCGCAGCATTGAGATCCAACCGAGTTCGAGGATCAGTCCCTTATCGGTGGCAACCTTTGCGAGTTCGGCGGCGACAATCTCGGTGATGCGGTGCCGATCAATCTTGTGTTCACCCATGCTCATCGCCTCCATCGACAGTGATCGATATATGGTTATTAATCGTCATGCTGATCTCGTGTATTATCAGTAATACCAAGTGCTGCGGCGATCTTTCGATTCGATTCGGCTGGCAACCACTCGTTGAAAACCTCGTGCAGTACAGCCTCCAACTCTTGAATGCGCTTCGTCTGGCGCTCGACTACCGGCAGGCCGAAGTTGCCGCAGTCGCAACTGGGACAGATCCCATCGCCACCGTAGGATCGGCTGTAGTAAGTCAGGCCGCAAATCTTGCAAAGCATGCCGCCCGGAATCGTATACGGGTCGTTCATTTCGCCTCTGGATTGGCCTTAGGGTGATCGTGGCAGAGGATCGCGTTAGGCTTCGGGCCAACACCCTGCTGCCACAGCACGATGTCTTCCTCGACCGTCTTCATATGCTCGTAAGTCGCACGCGCAGACGGGGATAACCGCGCAATGATCGTGTGTTCGTCAGGGTCTCCGGCGATGCCTAGATATACGGCAAGTTCCTGGTCGTTCACTGCTCATCTCCGGTTTTGGCAGTAATGATCGAGCCGCAAAGAGGACACCACTTGTCCCATGGCATCGGTTCACCGACCGCATCGGCATCTCGCATTAGGTGCGCCATCAACGCTTGCAAGCGCACAGCCTCGCGTTCGTCATTCGTGAGCAGCGCCGTGTGCAAACGGTTGCGAACGTTGTCCATGTATTCAGAAATCATTTCGGCTCCGCAGCGGATGTACGAGTGAAGGGGTGACGCTGAGAGGGATTCGAACCGACAACCTTCCCCTGCCGGGGCCGCTCTACCACGCGATGCCTCGCGCTCGGCTTTCGCTCATGCGCTATCCCGAGATATTGAGCTACCAGCGCCATAATCATTTTCCTTGTGAAGTAGATTGTGATGCACGCCAAGCGCGAAGCTCGTCGGCCAGCGCCCAACGCCTTGGGCCACTCCCGCCGCTGAACAGGCGCGGGAAGTCCAAACGCCCTTGATTCTCTGGTGCGCCTACAATCGCCAGTTCGGCGTCGGTCAACTCAGCGTATTTTTCCATTGGCTCATTCATCTTCGTCACTCTTAGTTGCGCACGCGAGTTAGAGCGGCCAGCGCTCGGCCATAAGCTCGCGCCGCTTTCAACAATGCGCGACGGTCGCATGCTATGGCGTAGCCGTCGCGATTCAACACAGCCCAACGTTCGGCGGACCCGAGCAATTCGACATAGCGATTGTCGCAACGATCCATCGCCGCTTGGATTCTCTGTGCCTTAGTCATCATGGCTTCGCTGCCCGGTCAGACTGAGATTCCAAAGCGGCGCGCATACACCAGCCATTCCAAGCCCCATCTAGCCACGTTGCGACATAGCCGCCATCCAACTGACGTTGAAAATACCAGCCTGGAAACTTCTTGGCTATCAGCCGCTCGAATTCCTTTCGGTCTTTGGCTTTCATGTGATTTTCGACGTGAATCCTAGCCCTTGAGATATGCCGGATCGGCGAAGCCAGGAGTCACGGCCTCCAGCACTTCGCGGATCGACAGTTCGCGACCGACGCGCTTTTCCTCTTCGAGCTTCAATTGCTTCAGCGCCGCTTTGTCCTCAGCGCTCATGGCCGAATAGACTTGAGAGAAACTTTGAATACCCATTTCATTCTCCTTTCGTTGGTTGATCTACTTTCGTTTCCGCCTGTGGCGTGATGGATATATCGTTATTATCCGTCACGGGAATGAACGCTTTCGGCCATCCACCGGGCGGCGGGGTTGCGGGAGGGTGGCCTGGCGTTTCCGAGGCTGGGCATAATTTGTAGTACAGTTCATAGCCCTTACAGCCGGTCTCGGCGTTACAGTTCATGGCTACCTGCTTCAGCGCCGCCTCCAGTTCGCGAATGTGCTCGATGGCTTCCTTCACCAATTCGTCGGTGTCGGTCGTGCCGGTGTGGTAGTAGTGATGTTGCAGACGTTCGATTAGCGTCATGGCTTCATCTCGTTTTGCGCAGCAAAGCTATTCATGGTTTCACCAGTTTATAAATTGCGATCACGAGGTAGAACGCTCCGACAACCGCAAGCACGTATTTCACCGCGTCAAGATTGCGCATCAGAGGCCTTTGCAGCAGTAAAGCTATCCATAAACGCCTCGATCGTAATCAGCGAAAAAGCCTTCTACCTGTGGAGTTGTCCACAATACTAGCACAACGTAGCCTAAGCTACGCAAGTCTTTATGGTATTCATCTTGCCACGGCTCCAGGCGCCCCCCGATAGCTTTGGTTTCCACGTAAATCGTGTTTCCTGGAAAGCGCAAGGTCCGGTCAGGATGCCCTCGGCGCCCTGCATCGATTAATTTGGAGCACATACCGCCTCGCGTAAGCGTCTCCTGGCGCAAATAATCCTCTACTTTGGCTTCCGGCTTACTCAAGCAGCAACCGCTCGTACGCGATGGTAGAGGCGTGCATCGAGCACTGTTTCTCAAGAATCCGATTACCATCCTTGCCAAATACCGGCTGGCCGTTCTCTTTACGCATGTAGACGCAACGACAGGGGTAGGATTTCAGGGACAGGTACATGGCTTCAACAATACTATTTGGTGTATCGATATGTCACCTTGCCTTTGGCGGACATCGGCATGCCATCTGCCCAGAGACTTGATTCCACCAGCAGTTGACTCAGTTCCTTGTCGTTATATCGATCTTCATCAGGCGGTTCGGTAATCGCTTCATCATGCACTGACAGAACCGGATTGTAGCCAGCCTCATCGGCCGCAAGCAATCCATCCATGAGAATGTCCGCACAGCCGCCTTGGCAGACATTCTCCGCATCCTTTGGCCCGTAGGTCGAAATGCGCCCCCATTGCTTCGTGTAAGGATCTACCCCAATGAACGAGCGACTCGTGTAGCGCCCGTCAATTCGCAGACGGGGTGCGGGATAGTTAAGGTAGCGGCCACTGGGTAATTTGATCCGTAACCAGTTCCCGACGCGATCAACGCTGATACGCTCCCCGGCGCGAAACTTCTTGCCGCGGCTGCGGATCGCGTCTTTGGCCGCGTTATCGAGCGCTTCCCAGAAAGCGACAATTTGGGGGTGGGCCGCGCGCCACATAAGTACCAGGGATTGACAGACGATCCAGGTGCGCTCGGGGAGCCCATAAGTACGCCGTTGTTTGATGGCCTTGATCCAGAGGCGTTGAGCCTCGCGCTTAAGCTCAAGCGGGATTGCGGCCCAGGCGCTAATCGCAAGCTCATCGAGACGCAAGCCATATGTTTCTGCCATCGAGCAGAAGGCACCGACTCTCCCGCCGAATTGGAGGGCCAGTTCCATGACTTTGCCGACTTGCCGGCGCCAGTCGCCTTCATCGGCAATGCTGTTGGGATCAATGTTGAACGGTCTTGCATATGCCACCTTGTATAAATCAGGGCCTTCTTTTCGGTCATACGCAGCATACGCTGCAATCTTCCATTCTTCACCCGCAATCCACGCCATAAAGCGGCCTTCGATGTTGGCCAGATCCGCCGTGACTAGGCGCTTACCCGGAGCTGCGATAATGAGCCCGCGCAGGCAGCTCGCCGCGAGCCCCATGATGTCGTCGGGGTCTAGGAGTTCGATCGCCCCGGCCAGAAAGAACTTGATAGCGAGCGCAATTTGCGCAGGCGGGAATTGAGGGCGAGGTAGAGACTGTGGCTGAAAAGTACGGCCAGCCCAACGGCCAGTGCGCATAGCCCCACAGAAAACCAGCAGATTAAAAAGCCGACCCAGCACATGCTGATTAAGCACACGCTGACACTTTGCTGTGCTTGCCTTGCTTGCCTGCTGGCGAATGCGCAGCAATTCCTTGATATGTTCGGGTAAAGATTCATCTTCAAGCCTCCGTTCCACCGTATCGGCGGTTAAATCGGGCAACGAGACGCCAAACTCCGCCATGTAGGCAAGCAGCCGATCGCGCTGCGTGGTGCGCTCCAAGGCGCTCTCTGAGCCTTCCAGGCCATCCGCCTGGAGCTTGGATAGCTTTGCCGTTCGTGCGGCCAGGCGGCTCTTGGCGCGCGTCGTGGCATCGACGATGGCGGATGCCAGCTTTAGATCCATTGCCACACCGCGATGGTTCATGCGGTAATCGAGCGCCCACATTGCCCACATGCGCGGTGTCGCGTTCCATTTCGGGATCTTGCGCCAGATATAGCGCATCGCCTCCACATCACGGCCCCCGTAGCGCAAGAATTGCGTCCATTCCTTGGGGTGCGTTTCCGGGGTGTTGTACTCGCCTCGGGAGTTTGGGCTCCAGAACACCGCGCCGATATCTTTGCCTTTGAGCTTGGCAAATGTTTCAGGCACTTTGAAAATATCGCAGAGCTTATCGAGGCCCCCTGGCAGACCATGCATCCGTGCGAGCGCCGCGGTACAACGCCATTTGGATTCAGGAATATCGAGTGTTTTAGTCGCTTCAAGCATCGTGCGATCAAACTCTGCTTGATGCGCCCAGACTTCATCGGCTTTGCCAATCGCGTGTTTGAGGATTTTGAGAGAATGCTGGCGATCGGGCGCCGCTTTTTTCGATAGCATGTCGATGACGACGACTGGCCCGTTGTCGATTGCGTATTGCACCATCGTCATTTCGACTTGGGTTGCGTATTTAACGTTTCCTTGTCGAATGGGGACTCGACTTCTGGTTTCTGTATCGAGCCAAAGGCGACGCATTTTATTGCAGCTTTTTTTCTGCTCTAACTAATGCATCTAATAGCTTTTCTGTCGAGGGCAACCTGCCTAAAGTTTGGCGCTCTTGCCCATCGTAATGTTGAGCAACAGCGTATAAAATTTCATTAAATTCACTTTTAGTGAACTCTATAAGAATTGACGGCTCTTTATTTTGTACAGTTATTATTTTCATTGCAGTAGCTGAATCAAGTTCTCGCCGGGGCTTTCTTTGGCTTGCTCTACGATCCGCGCGCCAATCATGTAGATTGCAAAGGCAGCGCCCAAGGCAACGGCCGCGTCCTTCGGGTAGTCTTTCTGCAGATCGGTGAATGCTTTCTCGATTTTAGCCGCCGCGCGCTTGGCTTTATTGCGCTGACTCGGCGGAATGCCGCGAATCAGCTCTCTGAGAATCTCGCAGTTTTCTTCAATATTTTGGCTGAACATGGCGACTCCCGCCCATCTCCCGCACGTTGCTAGCGGACCCGGTCCGACTCATCACAACAACGCGCGGGCGGGACTCGGTTAGCTCATCAACGGATCGGTTTCGCCTTCCTCTTCCGGAGCGTCGATTTCATCGAACTCCGAATCATCCGCGGGCGGTCCGCCGCCGCCGAAGGCTTCGCCATCGCGCAGCTTCTGAACCCCGCGCAGGCGCGCTCCTAAGCCGTTATTGCCCTTGGTATAGGGGTAGGCTTCCAGCGTCACGTTCACATAGCAACCACTGTAGAGCAAGCCTTGCTCCTCCTGGATCGGTTGCTTTTGCTGGTCGAAGTAGTTCGGCCGTACTTTGGAACGTGAAGACACGAAGAACGTACCCGGAAAGCCTTCATAGTCGGGTTTGGTGTCCCCGTCCCGATAGAAGATTTTCCCCGTCATTTTGATGGCCTTCAAGATCGCGGGGCCTTTCTTGCCCCATTTCTCGTTGGTCAAGGCCACGCCGATTTTCTCCAGCTCCGGGAGCGCCGGCAGCTTCTTCGGCAGCAACGTCTTGTTGTCATCCGAGTAGTACTGCACCTTGGAGTCAGGGGTCAAAAGATACGTGCCGCTGAAGTAGGGGGTCGGATCGTTGCCACCAGGATAGGGTTCTGCCGTCCAGTAGCACATGAAGGATTGGCGAACATCGAGCAATTTGAATCTCATCGTTTTGTTCCTTTGCGAGTTGTGTTTATGAGTGCGCCCCTGAAATACAGCGAGCGCGGGTTGGATGGTAGCATACGCTTTTCACGCTTTGCAACTTCACCGACGCCGCCACAAATGACACAGATTCCGTGGTGCGTGTTGCCCGAACCTTCACATGTCACGCAAGGCACTTTCTCGATCATTCAGGGATGCTCCAATCGGCCTCGATCTCAAATTCATCCGCCCCCGAGGCGGGAATGTATGCCGGCCGAGGATCGCTGCCCATGACCAGCATCGGCTTGCCTGGCGCGCGTTTGATCAAAGGGACGAAAATATCGTTCCACGTGGCTTTGGTTTTGGCCTTGTCCAGCACTTTGGACGCGCCGCCCGCGGTTAGGATTTCTTGCGGCTTGTAGGCTTTTGGCCCCAGTACGCCGACGAGTGCGGCCTCTGCCGCCTTTGGATCGGCCCATTTACGATCCCCCTGCTTTCCTTCGACAAACTTGTACGGCTTGTTGTCCGGGCCAATGATGTCGGTTCCCGCGCCCACCAGTTCGTTCGCTCGCTGCATGACCGCTCGGCACCAGTCGGAGACAAAGGGAACGGCGAGCATGGCCTTGGCAATCTGCGGCGCGTTCACGGGCACAACCGGGGGCTCTGAGCCGATGACTTCAAAATCCGCAGCTGTTTCCTTCTGGATTTTGGCCGCAGCAGCGGGACACCGCGCGAGGGCGCGACACCAGCGGCATTGCTTCTCGCCCGGGTTTAAGAATCGAGCGGATTCAAACTCGACATTGACAACGCCAAGGCTCATGGCCAATTCGGCCTTTTTGAGCGCATCCGCCGCAAACAACGCAAAGCGCTCCAGTACCGCGATCGGCACGCGCAGCTCGGACAGGTTTCCGAGTCGGGGCTGGTTGATGACAATCAGGATATAGCTCGGATCTTCAATCAGAAGCCTAAGGTCTGCAAGCGATGCAAGCGCGTATAGCATGAGTTGGTAGTTGGGCTCAACGCTAACTTGGACTTCGGAATCCTCAATCCACGCATCCATAACAAACGGCGA